CATATATAAATTATTTGTTTAAACGTGCGCCATCTTTTATGGATGTTGTCTGCTATACAGGGACGGGAGTCGCTACAAATTTTAGCCATAACCTAGGGGCAGTGCCACAACTGATGTTTGTAAAAGCAAGAACAAATGCGTTTGCTACCAGTTGGTATGTTTATAACGAAAGTTTAGGGGCGACTAAAACAATTTTTTTAGATGATGATACTAGTTTTCAAACAAATGCCTCTTTTTGGAACAATACCACACCCACTTCATCAGTTTTTACTATTGGGACGAATCAAGACATCAATTCTTCTGGGTACACAAACATTGCCTATTTATTTGCAACCTGTGCAGGGGTAAGTAAAGTGGGTTCATATACAGGTAATGGCTCAACGCAAACAATTGATTGTGGAATAACCGCAGGGGCAAGGTTTGTACTTATTAGGCGTACAAATTCAACTGGTAGTTGGTATGTTTATGACACTGCCCGTGGAATGACAACATTAACAGACCCTTACTGGCTTGCAGACACTACAGCGGCTGAAGTGGCAACGCTTGGTTCTGTTACAACAGTAGCAACAGGTTTTGCATTGAACTCATCTATTTTGGCGGCAATCAATCTAAATGCCAGTACATATATCTTCTTGGCTATCGCATAAGGAATCATCATGCAAATCAGAATCAGAGAAACAGGCGCAGTCATGTACGTTGACGAATTTCGTGCCTACCAACACGCTAAAGGTGGCCCATCATGGGGAACAACAACAAATGAAGTTTTAGAGACTTTAGGTGCTGATGTTGTTTTAGAAGGCCCACAAGCTACAGGTGGAACTGTTTATCAACAATCTCAAGCCTCTGGTGTTGAGCAAATTGATGGTAAGTGGTACACAAAATATGTGCTTGGCCCTATTTTTACTGATGGCGAAACTACAGCGGTAGAACAAGAAACCGCTTACAAAGCTGCCAAAGATGCTGAACAAGCTAAAAGTATTCGTGCTACCCGTAGTCAAAAACTAGCGGATTCTGATTGGACACAAGTAGCTGACGCACCTGTTGACAAAGCGGTATGGGCTACATATCGTCAAGCACTGCGTGATGTAACTGCACAGAGTGGATTCCCTTGGACTATTACATGGCCTGATGCACCATGAGCGAAGTAAGCCATGAGCAAATCTACGAAAGGCTGCTTGCAGTAGAAGCTAAGGTAGATGCCATTGACAAGAACACAAAAGGTCTTGTAGAGGCTATAAAGGCTCTTGATGGGGCTTTTAAAGTCTTAGGTTGGGTTGCTTCTGCTGCCAAACCTATTTTATGGGTTGGTGCGTTAATTATGGCGGCTGGTGCTGTTTGGCAGACGTGGCTTAAAAAGTAATGGCTAATGTAAAACAACAGTTAGATATTCCTGCTATACCTAGTTTGGGTACATCAGGACTTGTCTATTCTCAAAGTGTCCAGAATCAAAATAATGGCATTTTGAGGTTGTTTTTTACCAAGTTAGTCAATTCAATACAGTCTGTTTTTGGACCAAGAGGTGGCAAGTATTTGAATAACCCTTATGGGGCATTTCAAAGTACAGTAGATCAGACTGCGGCAGCGGCTAATACAGCTTATGCCATGACATTAAATACTACAGATTATGCCAATGGCGTAAGTGTAGCAAGCAATTCAAGAATTACAGTTACTGACGCTGGCATATGGAATTTGCAATGGTCTGGTCAGTTTGAAAACCCTGATTCACAAGACCATGATGCTAGAGTATGGCTAAAGATCAATGGTACTGTAGTTATTGGTTCAACTGGATTTTTTGCAGTTCCAAGTAAACATGGGGCTACTAATGGTCATGCTTTGGTTGGATGGAATTACTTTTTAAGTTTGAATGCAAACGATTATGTTGAATTATGGTGGGAAACTGATAGTACACAAGTCAGTATCCAAACGTATGCAGCAGCAGGAAGTTATCCCTCAACTGCATCACTAATTGCTACAATGAGCTTTGTGTCTAACCTTCCAAACCTATAGACTACGAACATGGCTTACATTCCTCTTCAAATTCCACCAGGCGTATACAAGAATGGTACAGAGTATCAGTCTAAAGGCCGTTGGAATGGATCAAATTTGGTACGTTGGTACGAAGGCACTATCCGTCCAGTTGGTGGATGGAGGAAACGTGCTACTTCTCAATTAACGGGTATGGCTCGTGGCCTGATTAACTGGCGAGACAACTCCAACAACAGGCGTATCGGAATTGGTACACATTCCAAGCTTTATTCAATGAATGAAGGTGGTACTCTGACCGACATTACACCAGCAACATTTACTGTTGGTGATCCAGATGCCGTATTAAAGATTGGTTATGGCTATGGTACTTATGGTAATGCTGCCTATGGTGTTGCTAGACCAGATTTGGGGTCATATACTCCTGCGACTACTTGGAGTCTGGATACTTGGGGCGAGTATTTAGTTGCTTGCTCATCAAAAGATGGTCAATTGCTTGAATGGCAGTTAAATCTTGCTAATGATGCTGTTGCCATTACTAACGCACCAACCAGTTGTACTGGTTTAATTACTACTCAAGAACGATTCTTGTTTGCTTTGGGTGCAGGTGGTAATCCTCGTAAAGTTCAATGGTCTGACCAAGAAAACAATACTGTATGGACTCCTGCTGCCACTAACCAAGCTGGAGACTTTGAGTTAACCACAATTGGCTCTTTACAGTGCGCTAAACGCATCCGAGGCGCTACTATTCTGTTTACTGATGTGGACGTACATACTGCCACTTACATTGGTCCTCCATTCATTTATGGCTTTGAGCGTGTTGGTAGTGGATGTGGTGTTATTTCTAAACAAGCGGTAGCCGCTACTGACAATGCTTGCATTTGGATGTCTGGTGCAGGGTTTTGGACATATGATGGCTTTGTCAAACCATTAAATTCTGATGTTTCTGACTATGTTTTTAGTAACTTAAATGTTACTCAGTCATCCAAGGTTTATTGCGTACATAACTCAGCATTTGGTGAAGTTTGGTGGTTTTACCCAAGTTCTGCCTCTAACGAAGTAGATTCTTACGTTTCTTACAACTATCGTGAGAATCATTGGGCTATCGGTACTTTAGCCCGTACTTGCGGTACAGATCGTGGCATCTTTGCAAACCCAATTATGGTTTCTACAGACGGATACGTCTATGAGCATGAAGTTGGATTTAACTATGATTCTCAGACATTGTTTGCTGAATCAGGACCAGTAGAGCTAGGGGTTGGCGATAGGACTATGAGTCTTACAGGATTGGTTCCTGATGAAAATACGGCTGGTGACGTACAGGTACGTTTTAGCACTAAGTTCTACCCAAATGCTACTGAATACAATCATGGCCCATATTCAATGACAAGCCCTACTTCTGTGCGAATAAGTGGCAGACAAGTAGCTGCAAAGATTGAAGGCGTGAGATTAACTGATTGGCGAGTAGGTGTTATTAGATTTGATGGGAAACCTGGCAGTTTGAGATGATTGACTATGAAAAGTACAAGATTAATGGTGAACTACCATTATGGGCTGTATCTTTTCAAAAAGTAGAGAAAATTCTTGAACCTGCTTTAGAATACGATAACACGCATAATATGCAGGACGTAGCCGACTGTATTGACAGTTGTACGATGCAATTATGGCCTGGAGTTAATAGTGCGGTAATAACTCAGGTTCAAAACTTTCCAAGAATGAAGGTTTTGCACATATTTTTGGCATCTGGTGATCTAGTAGAACTAGAGACTTTCACCCCCCATATTCAGAAGTTCGCTGAAGACATGGAATGCCGCAAGATCACCTTAACAGGACGTAGAGGCTGGTCAAGAACTTTTGTATCCAAATTTAACATGAAGCCAACACATTATTGGCTATCTACGGAGGTGTAATTATGTCTGGTGGTTCAAGTCAACAAACAGCGCAACTTGATCCTGCATTGCGTGATGCGTATTTACAGAATGTATCTAGTGCACAAGGTGTAGCCGCAAATTTAGCTCCTAGACAGTTTGCTGGTTACAACCCAGATCAACAAGCTGCTCAACAGCTATATCAACAATTTGCTGATCCTAATAGTGAAGTATTCCGTGGTATGCGTGATGCTTATGGTGTTGCTAACCAAGCCGCTAATTACAATCCTCAAAATGTTCGTGCAGGGTACTATGGTGGTGCTAATGTAGACCAAGCTGCCTTGGCTGCTCAAACAGGCTATGGCGCTACTACAGGTCAATATACAGGCGCTGGTCCTGCTTCACTTGCTGGCGCTCAAGGATATGGCGCTGTTGCAGGAACTGGTACATCTGCTGGTGCTTCTCAAAATGCGGCTGCACTTGGATATACAGCCAATCAATTTGGCGGGGCACAAACAGGTCCAACCAATTTAGCCGCTGGTACTGGTTACACTGCTAATCAATTTGGTGGCGCTCAAGCTGGTCCAGCTTCTTTGTCTCAAGCATTGGGATATGACGCTACTACTTTTGGTGGAGCGCAAGCAGATGCCGCTAGATTGGCTCAAGCTACTGGTTATACGGCAGCAGGATATGGCGGTCAGACTGCTGGTCCTGTTGAGCGTTTTTCTGGTGCTACTACAAGTCCTGCCGCTAATGTAACTGGTCAGGGATATACGGCAGATCGCTTTGGTGGTGCTACATCTAATCCTGCGGCTCTTGCTGCCGCACAAGGTTATACATCTCAAGGATTTGGTGGCGTAATTGGAGGTCCTGCTGCAACAGCCGCAGGTCAAGGATATACCGCCTCACAATTTGGTGGCGTTTCTGCTGGTGATGCAGAAAGAGCGCAAGCCGCTGCTTTAGCCCGTGGCGATATTCGTGATGTATCTGCTCAACAGATTGCTGCCCAACAAGTTGCCGCTGAAC